CGTTCATCAAAGGGATGATAGAAAGTGTTGCTGTTGGGTTCTCTGTTGTAGAACCCCTAAACGTCATATCAGGCAGGATTCTGCGAATAAACACAAAGTTGTGCCCGTCATCAATATCAGTTTCAGAACTTGTAATGTAAGACTCAATAGCTGTGGGCGTAGCTGTTTCGTTATTATCAAGACCGCTTTCGTGGCTAACTAAGTTATTTGAGTAAGTAGCTGCAAGAGGAAATTCTAAAATCCCAGAGTCAAGCCAAGCGGTGCGACCCATCGTGCCGTAATACCATATATCTTCAGCGTAATTATAGACTACGTATCTATCTACCACGGTACTATCTACAGAACAGTAGAACCACCAGACTTCGTTAAAGCCTTCATTGGTACTGGCAAAGACTTGTTCGGATTGCTGTGCATTAAAACTATTGAATACGTATTCCCGTAAGTCGCAGTTTTGTGTTTGCACACGACCATCGTATTTATAAAATTTATCTCGCCCCATCCAGTACACAACACCTGACGCCAAAGCAGCTGCGTTCTCACCTACAATAGAGATATTATCACCCATAAGCTGCGCATTCCAAACCAGCGGGTAACCTAAGTACTGCATAGAGTAGAGAGTAGAATCCGTCCAAACTAGAATCTCTTGACGTGTTTGAAGTGCCGTAATAATCTGAGACCCGCGAGTTAGTGTCAGTGACCCTGCTTGATTAGTAGTAGAGGGTGTCCAGTCAGCGGCGTTCTCTTGGTCAGACCAGCGTACTAACAGTGGACTTTGAGTAGATACACCGTAGTCATTAGCACCAAAAGCAAATACAAAGCGGAAAGTATCGGATACTGTAATGTAGTTCTGAATAACGGGGACATCTGAAGCTCCAGCAATAGTCGTTAAATTTACTGCGCGTGCTGAGATAGATTGGGTACCTGACTGTGAGCCAGTTGTAGTGATTAAAGCCCCTACAGAGTCAGTTATATTAAACACGCCCGCAACATAATTTTTTATATAGTATGTTGTACCTGTAGCAAGTCCTGTAGGTAATGCACCTGACGTTTCAAAGACTATTGGCGAACCTTCTGTATAGTGGTCAGTTGCCGTGACTACAGCGGGAGATGCTATTGTGATGGTAGCTGTCGTGCTACCAAGGCCTCTATCTGCATAGTAGTAATACATCGCACCCGTGCGAGGACCAAAGACTAAATCTTGACCGTAGTTGCTCTGTGACCATATGCGAAGTGAATCACTTGATGACTGGCCTGTACTCCAAGACCCACTACTCCATGCCCCTGCCCCCCAACCACTTGTTGGTGTTTGATACTCTGGACCTCCAGATATCTGATAGACAGCACGAGGCGTTCCACCGTTCCCAGTGTCTGAACTAGTTGCCGCTACGCTAACTGAGATCGTGTAAGAGTTTGCATTGATATAGGTGATTTGATACTCAGTATTGAGGATTGCCGCTGTAATAGTAGGCCCTAAAGCAGTAGCCCCATTAAATGTAACATAGTCACCGTTGACAGCACCGTGAGAGGGTGCTGATACTGTAATGACAGTAGAGCCATTAGTTGCTGTAAATGGAGTAGTTAAGTTAGCCGCTGTACGTATAGGCGTAATATCATAATAATTACCTCCGCGAGAGATATAAAACTTTGTATTAGTCCCAACCCCTATAAGCGTTACTTGCCCTAGTGTTTCCCAAGCCCATAGTGAGCGGCATACTCCATTAAAGGTAGCACTAGAAATACGATTCCAACCCCCTATTTTCTGTGGAGAGCCTTGACGAAAACGAACCTTGTCGCAATCATACCATCCGCCTTCTGTGTAATAGCGGGTATTCTCTCGGTTAACTCCCGACTTAAATACAAGTTTTTTAAGACCGATTGATGGCATAATTTAATCCTGTTTATCCGTTCCAACGTGCGATTTTACCATCACGAACATCAATATGCGTAAAAGATTTGTAACGCCCAAGACCTTTGCAGTCATCATCAAAATGCTTCATGAGATATTCTTGCACTTCTTTGGGCGGTACGTCTTTTACTTTAATGTCGGCTGCGTTACCTAAAACGTGTTGGCTATGCTTTGCACCACCCACTTTCGTGTTGTGTGCTTCACATCTTCTACCGCTCATAATGGTAATAGGTTTACCAAACGACTCACGGATGCGGTTAAGTAGCTCTACGAGCTTAGGATTAACGTCTTTCTCTCCACACCCGCAGTGACACTCAAATTCTTCCGGTTTGAAGTATTTGCTCATATTATTTACCTTCAGATACAAATAACCCAATCATACCAAAAACAACACCTGCCGCAGTTAACCCGTCATGGATAGGACCTGCTTCAATATTCATACCCGCCATCGTTGCCAATGCCGCCACACTCGCGTGAGTTGAAGGTTCTTTTAATCTTGCGTTTAAATAGTTCCATATTTTAAGTAATTTATTCATTTGTCAATTCTCTTAATGTTTTCCCAATACCCATCATCTCTAGCACTGGCTGATTCTGGGTCATGTTGCTCACCGTAAATATCTTCAATTGGCTCACCGTCCATATTACGCAAAGCGTAGACACAATAGTAAACCGTACCATCCTCAACTGCTGTGAGTTTGTGTTGATGTTCTTTGCGGATAACGATAAAGGTCGGTGCTGTGAAGTCTTTAGGTTCGTGACCTTCAATCTCAACTGATACTTTACCAGATACTAATAAAGTCACATGGTCAAACTTATGCTCATGTCCACCGTGTGTTTCACCAGCAAGCTCTAATACGTTCTGCTTAACCCAGATATTACCAAAGTAGCCTAGCTCAAAAGTTTTCATGGGAGTTGCACTACAGGTGTTTGCTCAACCCAAGATACAGTTGGTTCGTCCCAGTAATAGCGTTTGTCATCTTGCGGATAAGGTACAGGCGGTTGCCATGACATAGTATCAATATTGCCTACCCATGAAGGATATGGCTTTCTAGCTTGATGTTCCGCCTGTTTATCCGCATCAAATTCAACTTGTGTTAGCACTTTTAAAACACCTACTAGTGTTGTATCCGCATCATCATCACACGTTCCATAAAGAAGTGGCGGCTTAGTAAGTGAACCGTCAGCGTTTGACGCAATAGGAAAATCAGATTCGTTTTGAAAAATAAACTGAAAGCCTTTTACGTTTGGGATTGCCGGCCCTGTTCGCATAGGCGCATCTGTGCAAAGAATACCTGTATCTGCGTCAATGTTTGTTAGTTGTATATACATAATGATTTCCTGTTTTAATTATTAACGCTGTTACACAGCGATTCTCCGAACAGCTCTGACGTAGCCACCACCAAAATTCTTAAGGATGTTGTTCTGATTTCCAGCGTAGAAGCCCTGATACCGTGCGTAGTCAGCATTGACCTCAGTAGAAGACCAATAAACATCATCGGTAAACGCATCTGTTTCACCAGTTCTAAATCCAATGCCAGCACTTGTTTGAGCGGGTGAGCCGCTCGTGTAGTTTGTGCTAACAGGCTCTGGTGATACTGCATTAGCATTTGAACCTGAAGAAATACTGTTAGCATCTGTAGTCGGTTTTAAGAAGTAATATAAAACTTCTAACTCATTTTGGGCAGGGAGATACCAATCGCTATAACCACCGATTGTTAACCCTTCAGCAAATACAGCAGCTTGATATGACGCACCGAGTGCAGCTAATGACGCAGAGTTTGTTGGCCCATTAATGACAGACGTTATTCCCGTTGTTACTAAGTAAGGGCCCCACTTTTTCCCAAATGCTTCCCCTGTTGCTTTAGGGGCAACAATTAGATAATGCGTCGCAACGCCTCCACCACCCACTGCAATTTTACCAGCGTAAAACCCACCACCAAACGCTTGACCAATAACAGTTGGAGCGGCAGGTGCATAAGTCCCACCAGTTAGCATTTGTTGAATCCCACTCATTAGGTCAACCCCGCACCAGAAATAATCCAAGTTGTCGATGTCATTTTAAGTGCTGTTGCTGTACCGTACTGAGCAAGTGAGCGCGTACCTGTTGTGCCTGTACCAGCTAAATACATCGTGTCTGTTGTGATTGCGATACTGACGACTTGAGAAGTCATATTAACAAAAGAAATAGCTGTACCAATTGGGTACGCCACTGAACCATTTGCAGGGATAGTAAACGTCCGCGCATTAGCGTCAGTTGAAGGGTGGAAGATACACTTACCAGAATCTGCTAAAACTGCCGTGTAAGCTGTGCTTTGACTGTTTATAGGGATATTTCTAAAACCAACTGCATCAGTTCCATCAACCGTACAAGATGACAGCGTACCGCTAGAAGGTGTTCCTAATATGGGTGCGACTAAAGTCATACCGCTTGGCAATGTGGTTGCCGAAGTTAAATTAGCTGCTGTACCTGTTGTGTTTTGATTAAGTGTTGGGAAATCACCAGCTACTGCAATAGTCAACGCGCCTGTTGATGTTGTGCTTTTTAAAATACCCGTAGCTAATGCAGAAGTCCCTGCGCTGTAATCTGTACCAGGAGTCGCCGCTGAAATAGCCGTTCCATTCCCTTTAAGAACACCAGAAATACTAGTTGTCAGCGTTATAGCAGGTGTTGATGTGGGGTTTGATACTGAGCCTGTAAATCCGTTAGCACTAGCAACTGATACTGTCGTTACTGTCCCGTTAGAGGATGGAGATACAGCCGTTACGAAGTCAGACCCATTCCAAACAACTAATGCACTTTTATTAGTAGGAACACTAATACCCGTAGTAGACGCACCTTTAAGCACTACCGCTGCATCAGATTGGTTAACAACAAAATAGCCTTTACTTCTAGCTGGAGCGATAATATTACGTGGTACGCCCGGTGTTCCTGTAGCAATGAGAATTGCACAGCGAGCCTGATTAGGTACGCCAGAACCCGTATCTGTTAAAGTCCAATCACCTGAAGTTACACTAGCTGTTGCCGTCCCTGCAATCGCATCGTCAAGAAGCTGTGTAATACTATTATTTACTTCAGTACCCCAAGTACCAGTAAGCTCACCTTGAACTGGAAGGGCTAAACCTAAGAGCGTGGTATAAGCTGATGTCATGTTTTTAACCTAATGTGTTAATTGAACCCCAGTTAGGGGTTTGGGCTGTATCTATAGTGCCCCAGTTAGCAGTTTGTATGGTAGATATATTACCCCAATTTGCGGTTTGTGTATCATCAATTTGTTCCCAAAGCAGGCGACCTACAAAGGTACCTTCAGTTGCTATGAGCGTCTCAGTAATAAATACATTAGATGTACCATTTGGGAAATAAGTGTCCTCTGCAACACCTTGCGCTAATAAAGATACATTATACGTACTACCCGCTGCACTATACCCATCGATACCTACTAGTGGTGCATCTAAGTAAGCATACAAATAAGCTGCTACCGCATAGCTATCCGATAAAGTAATGGTCTCTGTAAGCGCTACAGGTTTCGTGACATCTCCAGTAACATCTGCGTTTGCTGTTAACGCTTCTTCGTATGCGGCAATATATTCTAAATTTACTGTGTAAGCGTCTGTTGAAATTACGGTATCTGACACCGCCACATAGTACGTTGACCCTGATGCGGCATATAAATCAGTAGACGTAACACTCTCAGAGAACGTCACATTATAGGTACTACCTGCTGCGCTATACGCATCAGTTGAGGTTAAAGACTCAACCACATAACCCATAATAGGTACTACGCCTATTGTATAGTCGTCAGACGCCGTTGCGGTTTCAGTAATATCTAAATAAACATTAGACGAGAACTCATATACGTCATCAAGTGTGCCGTATTCAACTACATTTACATCAAAGGGTGTACCATTATCAAACGTATCTGTTGCTGTCACGCTTTCTGTAAGCGTTAGCTGAGTGCCACTAATTGAGCTATATACGGTAGTGACAGGCGCAGATTCTGTAATTAACCCAGTTCGATTAAACGTATTAGTAAATTCATCTGTAGGTGTTGCTGTTTCTACTACTGGGGCTGATTGCGCCAATGCACCTACACTGCTATCGGTTGCTGTTAAGTCTTCTGGTTGGTCTGCGCGTGATGTGCCTATAGAGGTAAAAACATCGTCTGTTGTTATTGTTTCTTCAATGCTACCAATATTACCTGAAATAGCATCAGTTACCGTAGAAGCAGTAACAGTCTCAGACACATCCATTCTATTGATTGGTGTAGAACCAGCATAAGAATCATCCGCTGTTACTGATTCAGAAACGACAGCACCATATTCAATTAGTACATCAAAGCTATCAGTTGCAGTAATCGATTCAAGAAGGTCAACTACTTTAAAGGTGCTTGGGACAATAGTAAGCCCAGCAATCGGTGCTTGTGCAAAAGCAGTGAAGCCAAATAACGTAGCTACTTCATCAAATGGAGTCTGATAAACATCAGATGCAGTAACTGATTCAGATACTGAAACAGAATAATTAATGCCACCAGAATAACTATCTGACGTAGTGAGTGACTCTGTTAAATAAGCGTGGTTATCGGTGCCAAGGTATAAGTCAGTAGCCGTCAGTGTTTCTAAAACACCAACTTCAATAATAAGTGGACCGCTATTGGGTAGCTGTGCAAACGGGTACTCTGCAAAAGCTAATAACCCAAACATAAGCTTACGGTGCTACTGGAAAGTCTACAGTAAAAGGAAACCCTGCTTGCAAGGTAATGTCACGCAGTGATTGTCTATAAACCGCCCACGCTAAATTATCAACAGGCGCATCGGCTAATTGTGTCCAATCTGATTGTGTGAGTAAAGCGTTGCGTCTATACCGCACTTCAGTTTCTTTTTGTGTTTTTTCAGCGTCTAGCTCATCTTGTGTTTTATTCTCAACTACTACGTCATACACTACGCCATTTTCAATATAAGGCTCAACTGAAGTAAGTTTTTCTGCTTGTGAATGTGTTTTATCAGACTGTATCTGATACGCATTGCGCTCTTGCGCCCACATTAAATCAAGACCTTCAGGTGGAAACGATACATTAGGAAACACCTCTGTATGCTCACCATGAGATAGGATTTGATTATTTTCAATTATGGCTATTTTCATATTTTTATCCTATTGGGAATGGAGCAGTAGGTGGTGTGAAGTTAGCCGTGTATCGTGCAATACCTTTCGTTATTCTTAATTCTTCCATGTATCCATTTACACCTACTGACTGAAATTTACCAATCGTTAATGGCGTTGATCCACTCGATTGAGGTGTTCCTGATATAGCTGTATACCCGTTTCCAATACCGTTAACCCATACTTGAATACCTGATGAGTCTTTTGTCATTGCAATATGTGACCATTGAGTAGTTGATATTGTTGCGGTAGAAGTGACAGTTGGACCAGCACCATTATAATAGTACATCCGTACTGTACCGTTACTTAACGGGCCAAAAGACCAATAATTTATCCCGTTATCTGGCGTCATATTACCAATTAAAGTAGAAAGCACTGCATTAATATTACTAGTTTGCTGAAAACTTGACAGTATTGTAGGGTTAACCCAACATTCTAATGTGTAATCAGATGTCCACCAATTAAATAATGATGTTGAATAAGGTATGGTCAGATAACTACTACCATTAAATGAGAATGAACTACCATTAAACTTTTTAGTCGTTGTACTTAATGTAACCGGACCAGTATTAGTAACAGTATTATGCTGATTAGACTCGTCAATAAAATTATCACCAGTTAAAAGCAACGTCACATAAGACCAATAAGGGTCGGTAGCAACCCCACCAAGCGTAGCAAACCTCGACAACATAGTCATCGCACAAACTTCCCATAAATGGTTGTGCCCGCATCGCGAGTCCAAAGTAAGCACCAGTCTGTACCAGACGTTTGCAAAGTCACACCATTAGAGGCAAAGGTAGTTGTTGTCGCACCCGTAGACGTAATCCAGTTAATAGTCGGCCATGTAATCGTACCAGCCGCGCCTAAATTAACCCCTTCAATTAAAAGCTCACCTAAGTTACCCGATGGCGGCCAGTTTGAAATTGTTAATGTAGGACTACTTGATGCTGTTGGTGCCCAGCGTTGCTGTGAACCATTAGTAAAATTTAAAGCCGCTGTGGTACTACTGTTGTAGTAAACCCAACCAGTATCCTTATACATTGTCCGAGTCAGTAAATAATCACCGCCCGTTAAATCACCGCCTAGTGTCATTGCACTAACTGTTGCAATGGTGGTTGTCCCTGTAAATGTAGGACTTGCAATAGGTACCGTCACTTGTGATGGAAGCGTCACAAATACATCTTTAGCTCCAGCAGTGAACGAAACTAAACTACCTGAGTTACTAGATGAATACACCGTTGTTCGCGCTAGAGTATTTCCCGCTGATGTATAAGTACCAAGCCCTACTTCCCAGTTAGGTCCACCCTGGTCAGCAATTGTATAGTATGTTGTATTACCGTCACCAATAGCTGATGAGAAAGCTTGGCAGCCCGTAACCGCACCTGCTAATGTAACAGCTCCTGTACCAGTTGTGGTGGTTGTCTCTCTAACTCTATCAGCTATTACTAAAGCCATACTATACCTCGACTAAATCGTCTTCTGAGAACCAGCGTTCTTGTGATGCGTTATTTACGTCAGTCCAAGCTACTAAATACTGAATATCGCCTTCTTGGTTAACACTAAGTGCGCTAACAACGCCTTGTGGCACAGGGCTTACTACTTTAACTTCTTGACCTACTTTAAAACTTGCAGCCATGATACTCTCCTAAACTGATGCGGTGAATGTGACAAGCAACGAGTCACCAGAAACAACACTACGGTTACCGCCAGTAAAACTACCTGCTGAATAAAGTACACCTGTTGTAGTAGCGCGTGTTTGCGTTTGACACATTAAAGCGCCGGCAATAGTGGCTGTACCATTAATACTGAAAGTTGTTGAAGTAGATGAAAGTGACCCAGCAGATGCTGTTCCCCACCCAACAGTAATACGGTTAGTACCAGAGTATGCTGTGCTTTCAGTCCAACCAGCGTGAGAAGCTAGTGTATCTGCCGCCGCATAAGTAGGTGCTGATGCACCATCAACAAGACCCATATACCAAGCAGCCGTCCAAGAGGTACCTTTAAAATACTGCGTTAATAAGTCATTTTTACCTACAGTTACCACTAAGTTTTCAATTGCGTCTACCCATTTAGTAGCACCATCTGAACCTACGCAGACAACATCGTAGTGACCTTTAACTTTGATTTGTTCCTGCATATCACCAGCGCGAGCAATCTCAGCGCCGCTAACGTCAACAGGATTAATTTTTTCTGATTGCATTGTATGCCCCTAGTTGGATGAGCGAAT